TGTGAGTGTGAGTCCGATCTCGGACATGTATGAGATGAGTTTGTCTGCTTTGGGCATGAGCTCAGTCTTAGTGGCAGCGACCCAGTCATCGCCATAGATGATCATGGTGAAGTCGCCGGTGTTGAGGCGCAGATTATGCTCGTCCGCATGCCTAAAAAGGCAATACGTATAAGCAAGCTCTGAGACGATGCTATTAAGAGTGGCTGTCATGGCATTGCCAGACGGCTGTCCATTACCAGTGGTCATGAGAAGATCTCTGGCAAGGTAGAGGGGAGAGCACCAGGTGTTGTAAAGCACTCTCCGGGCAGGGGCGTCGTAGCGGTTAAGAGGGTTACGCATGTAACACTTCTCAACTACTTCGCACGCCGCTCTCTTCAGCTCGATTGGCATTGTCTTGTCGAATCGCTTGAAGTCTCCCTGTTGGATGATGTCGTTTACAGAGAGAAGGCGGTGCAACAGGTAGGAAGACTCTGTCTCAAAGTCAATTCCGATGCACGGAAAAAGGTCTTGGCGCAGCTCGTTTTGCATAGCTACGAAGGAACCAAGCTTGGAACGGCACGGAATAATGCTCTCAATTCCTTCAGCAACGAAGCAACGTAGCTGGCCCTGCTCGATTTTCTGGGCAGGGAGTAGCTCAGACTTCAACTTACACTGTCCTATTGAAAGGAGAGTGGCGTTAGGGTAGTCTTTGCCACGGGCGAGGATGTTGTTTGCGTCTTGGAAAGTCTTGATGCCTAGTTCGGTAGGCTCAACTCTTCCATCGTCGTGGACCTTCACGTAGGCGTCCTTGAGGGGGGCCTTGTTGAGGTAGAGAGAAAGGAATCCGGCAGAGGTGTCGTTTGTGAGCTTGTCTAGCGTCACTTTGCCTTTTGCCTTAATCCCACCGAAGGTCTGTTGGAGCGACAGTGTGGAAAGCTGGCGGCCGTTCTTGGCCATCGCGCTAACGTAGCGATACGCCACGAGGGAAGTAGCGCGACGGAGGCAACTCTCGTCGATGTTCAGGTCAGGGGTCATGCCGTGCTTGGCAATCTGCGTCGCAAGATGGGAGGGAGTCCCATTCAGCTCAGTGGCCATTTGCTCAAAATCGAGAACTCGGTAGAGCTCGGTGGAAACTGGCACTTTGGAGCATGTGGTTTTCATGCCTGGCTGAGTGATGGGGATTTTGCGGGACTTGGTGGTCTCGGGAGGAGTTTTGGCTAGTCTTCCTAGCTCGATGGCGTCTTTTGGGAGCGGCATTCGGGGAGCGTCGGAGCCTCCGAATTTCTTTACGAGGAAATCCACCTGTGAGGTGGTCCCGAGTATTTCATGGCCGTTAATCTCAATGTGAGAAACTCCCTCAGCGGGTTCGGTGGAGGATTGGGGAATGCGACGGGGAGTGCTTTGCATAGCGTCTTCCAGGTCCTCTCTGCCAATGTAAGCTCCGTGGCTGCGCCCATTTTGTAGACAGGCGTGGAGCGCGAAGATGTGACCTCGGATGTCTTTCTGGGTGGAAATGTATGCTGAACCGCAGTCTCCTGCGCGTGTGACGATATCAGAACGAACGAAGTCGATGGAAACTGTGCGCTCGTCGTGATATTGTCCCAAGCGACGCTTCTGGGGAAAGAGGATGAACCGGCCGTTGAAGGTGTCAACCCCCCTGGATGAGTTGGGGGATATCATGGCGCCTTCGTACAGCTTGTGGATATCATCGTTCGTTACCCAGTGCTTTAGGAGGGTTTTGCCTGTGGCTTTGGGGCACTTCAGGAGGGCGAGGTCACTACCTTCCCAGGT